TTGGCGTTCTCCCATTGAGCCGAATAGGTGATGCTGTAAACACCAGCGTAAGCAAAAGTGATACGACTGTTAGAAACAATAGAAACACCCGAAGAATCAGGGTCAGTGTTGTTGTAAGTAATCAGATACTCAGTGTTGGCGGCAGCAGCAGTTTGATCTTGAGTAGACCAAAACGAACCCCAGTAACCTAAAGTACCGCCGGCTCCTGTAGAACCAGTTGGGCCAGTAGCTCCTGTTGGTCCTGTCGCACCTGTAGCACCAGTCGGTCCAGTGACAGTTGAAGCCGCGCCCGTGGCACCAGTTGGTCCTGTTGGACCTGTCGCACCTGTCGCGCCTGTCGTTCCAGTTGCGCCTGTCGGACCAGTAGGTCCAGTAACAGTTGATGCTGCTCCCGTGGCACCTGTGGGTCCAGTTGGGCCAGTTGCACCAGTCGAGCCAGTCGGACCCGTAGGGCCTTGTGAACCTGTCGTTCCAGTTGCACCAGTAGGTCCAGTTGATCCGACAGCACCCGTGCTTCCTGTGGCTCCGGTGGGGCCTGTTGGACCACTGCCACCTGTAGCTCCTGTAGGGCCAGTAGCGCCAACGCTTCCTGTAGCACCTGTTGGTCCTGTATCACCAGTTATACCTTGTGGTCCTGTAGCACCAGTTGGACCCGTTGCGCCAACCGAACCAGTAGGGCCTGTAGCACCAGTAGTGCCAGTAGGACCTGTGCTGCCAGTAGGACCAGTAGCCCCCTGGCTCCCAGTTGGTCCTGTGGGGCCAGCAGCACCCGTTGGCCCTTGCGGTCCCTGTGGACCTGTTTGATCTGTTGAAACAATCGTAACGAACGTACCCGTGTTTGAATCATGACACGCAATTTCGCTAACCCTCGATATGACATAAGTTTGATCTGTCTTAGTGACTTCAACAGAGGCGGTGGTGGTTGTAACGGTGACATCTGTTGAGGCCATTACAGCCTCGTTACATCAGCAAGTACCGTGACAGTTCCGGAAAGGATCGTGGAGATTGTGCCGGATGCGTTTTCTTGCAAGTCCCATTGGTAGTAGCCAGGTGTTAGCACAGCTGAATCCGTTGCAGAAAGTACAGCTTTCAAGATGCCGCTTGCTGGCGTGACAAGGGTGCAGGTGAGTGTTGCAGCAATCGTGTTTGAGTCTGCGTTGGATCGAATCTGAGATGCGTAAGTGCGACCCGTGATATCTACGGGTGTTGTGCCATCGGTGGTGATTGTGACATTCACTGTCTCTGTGTCACCACGGGTGATGGTCAAGTTTTGGGTCGCAGGTACAGCCATTTACTTTTTCTTTTTCCTTGGCTTCACAGGCATGATTGTGTACCGCTTTTCACCTGGGGCCACGGGCTTTTTCTTAACTGGGCCGCTTGGTCCACCAGGGAACATTCGCCCAGGTGAACTAGGCTTTGGCATTGGTCCACCCGTAACAGGCTTCGGCTTCTTCGGCATTGGTTGTTTCTTAATGGGTGCCATTACTTCATCTTCTTTCGCTTAGCGGCAACCTTCTTCTTGGCTGCCTTTTTGCCGTACTCCATCATGCGCTCTTTTGCGCCTTCCATCTTCTCATGGCGCATCATGGCTTTCTTGCTACCTTTGCCGTGCATTATTTCATCTTCTTCTTGGCAGCCATCTTTTTGGCCATCATTACTTTCTTTTGCATAGCTTCGTTCCTGCCGGCAGCCATCTTCTTGACCATTCCCGCTTTTTTCGCCACAGACGCAGCCTTCATACCGGCCTTGGTGTACGGAAACTCTTTTTTACCTACCTTGGGCATAACAACTCCTGTTCGTTTGTGCTACCACTTTACCTTGTCAGCCCAGTACGCAGCCGACATTCGACCCTTATTTATGTTAGAAGCATGACGAGCTTTGAAAGACTCACGGCGTTTCCGATATGAAGCCGACTCGCCAGCTTTCTTTGGGGAACCCGACACGCCCTGCTGACCGAAACGGATCGTCTTCACCTGATCGCCCTCTTTAGCGACAACAACATGAGATTTCTTAGGGTGATTAGGGGTGCGCTTAGGTTTGTTGAAACCTGACACACCAGCCCGCGCCAACCGTGGATCTTTCTTATTCACCTGAACCCCGCAGTCTTTTTAGCAATCTTCTTAGGTTGCGCCACAAACTGTTTGCCTTTACGGGTGCCTTCCCTTTTGGCTTTAGAAGTAGCCGCATACTCTTTAGACGACAAAGCCTCTCGAGCTTTCCTAGGCAGATACCGTTCGCCCGTAGCTTTAGAACCTTGGGTGCTGGGCTTGCCTGATTTGGTTCCCCAGTCCTCTTTGGTCCATTTAGACAACGATTTTTGACCAGCTGTTTTAGCACCCGAATAACCACCGCCAGCTTTCTCGTAGGCTTGAGCAAGAAGTTGGGCTTTACGGGCAGACCATTGCCCAGGCTTGCCACCTTTAGAACCGCCCATGATTTGATTCTTTAGACGCTCTCGAAGTTGGGGCTTTGTGTAAGCCATTAGTCCTCTTTCAACATTCCTGACTCACGCAGAATATCACGCACATTTGGGGAAACTTGGGCTGATTCCCCTTTGCGTAGGTCAATGTGATGCCGGCCAATGTCGGCTTGCACACGGCGGTTTGCTGTAATCCAAACAGTCGGTTCATCCGCAGACAACCACTTTGGATTATCCAACACTCCACCAGTACCAGCAACATCGCACAAGGTTTTAGCGGATTTCGCCCACGTCATTTTGGCGGCTTCGGTAGCTGACCATTTGGATCGCTCACGCATCTCAATCTTTTCATCCATCGCCCAAACCATTGCGCGTGAAAGTTCAGGGACATCCACCTCATGCCAGTTGCCTTTATTCCAAACCGCAGGATGGTTAGCGGGGGTTGGGCTTGACGGGATTCGTATGCTTGCCAAGTCAATAAAATCTGAATGACCGGTGTTGTCGGCCATAATTGTCGGGATGCCCATTGCTATTGCCTGTAATGGCATTAAACCAAACCCTTCGCCACGGGTGGCTGCAACGAAACAATCTGCGGTGGCATACAGGTCATACTCCTCTGCTACCGTCAGCCAAGAATCCACAACCTTGATGTTCGGGCTAGAAATAGCTGGTGCTTCCCCTTTAACAGTTGGCGGGATCTTCAACACTAACTCTGCACCTACAACATCTAGTGCTTCAAATGCTTTGACCACAAGATCTAGTCCTTTGCGTTGCCACGATGAGCCACCAGCCACAAACCGAAACTTCTTATTCTTAGGGGCGGGACATGGTTTCCAAATCTTCGGGTCAATACCCAATGGCACCAGTCCTACATTGTTGTGATATTGACTGAACAACTCAACATTGTGAAGACAAGGAACAATCACTTGGTCAAACTGTGCAAGCCGATCCGCAAACCGATCCGGCAATTCAGTCGTTTCCCACATCGTAAACACGACACGCTTCTGCCCCTCGTACCAGCCTTTAACCATGTCAGGCTGCACACAAGATACCCGCACCTCAGATAGCGGATCATTTGTCACGGTTTTCGGTAAATGTCGTTCAAGAGATTTGAACATATTGCCGTAACCAAAATGTGAGGCATCAACCCCTTCAAGGCAAATGGTTTTCAGACCAGGCCTGTTTCCACCTGCCATGATTCTTTCGCTTTCTTTTCAATCTCAGCGCATCCGTCAATGCGCTTAGGTTGCAACCCATCAGCCCGTAAACGCTTGTAGGCGGGCATATCCTTATGCCAACGGGATTCGGTTGCGTTAATCTCAGAAGCCCGCTTACCGCCCGTTGTAGTCGGGTTGGGGCCAGTTTTGACATGGGCAACCTTGCATCCGAAACAGCCTTCAACATCAAGGTTGGGGTGGGTGCGTTGATGCAGTATCACGTTATGAAATCCTCATACCCAGCAGCGATCAGCTCAGCCTGTTCCGTTGTCGTGATCTCAGTCGTATGGCCACCATAAAACACTTTGGAAATATCTTCGGTATTTGGTGGTTGATTTTCGGTATATTCCCCATTGGCTAACCGATACACGTTCACACCTCGAGCTGTAGCAGGTAGCTGTGAAAACAGATTGTCACCAATGTCGTCACCAAAATAAAACACTTCATCGTTTGTTGGTGGTGTAAAGAACGGCATGACCTCAGAATAACACAAATCCCCTGGATCGTTTGACCCAGGGGACTGTGTTGCTGTGACCCGCCTTAAGCGGTACTCACACTGTAGCCGAAACTACGAAGCGTTTGTACCGATAGACGAAGCCGACTCGATGCGGCGAAGTGATGCCTCGCGGAAGCGACCATAGCCACCCAGCCAGTACCAGCCGATTGGCTGGAGACGCTGCAAGTAGTCGGTCACGGTGCCGCGAACAATCTTCGGGTTTGCGCCGTTTCCATCGGTGGTGCTGTACGCCTTGGCGAGAGCCTGACGGCCCATAACCAAGGTTGCGTACACGTCAATGTTGCCGGCAGAACCGGAGTTGTCTGACGCATTTGCAAACAGCGGAGCGCGTGGGGTTTCAATGAAACGCACCGATTCCCACTGTCCGATTTCGCCGTTGTAGATGTTGGCGGGATCGCTGTACACGTGTGGGTCACGCCAGTTCGTTGCACCGTTGGCACCACGGAAGTCGTAGGACACGTCAGGGTGAATGTAACCCATGTACGCGCCATTGAACGTGGCGACATTGGCCTTGCGGAGCTGTGCGACAACCTTGCGAACATCGTCACCAGCGAGCGTGTCATCGGTGTTGATGGTCGTGCGGCTTGACGGGTCGGTTGCGCCACCGGTTGCATAGACCACATTGGATCCTGCTGCAAGAACGGCTGAAACAACCTGGTCAATTGAGTCGCCAGCGTTGTAGCCCACGATGTTTGCTGCCGAAGCATTGACATCAAGGAACGCGGTTCCACGAAGCTTTGCGGTTGTAACAACAGCGTTACCGTACTCGTTGAGGGTAACGGTTACCTGGCTGTCGCTGAGGGCAGTTGGGGTAACGTCAGTTACTTCGTTGAGTGTGCTGGTCGCTGCTGCGATGTCTGCAAAGATGGTGAATGTGACACCCGTACCAGGCATTGCCTGTTGGGTTGGCTGCACATCGGCAGCCTGGTCGAACAAGAGTTCTGAGCGCAATGCGAAGTACGCAAGGCGGTCAAAGGCTACCTGGTCAACCGAAAGGGAGGAGGTTGTGGTTTCTCCGGCCATTTGATTTCTCCTTAGATAGAGGGTTTACGAAAGTGTTGCTCGCGCCCGATCCAGGATCTCCATGACTTCTTTCTCAGAGGAAGCGTTCGCAATGCGAGCCGCCCAGTCCACCGGTTCATCTTCAAGGTTGGTGCCGTTAGACACCTGATTGCTTCGCTTCCAAGCGTTAGCTTCTTCCTGCAACGGATTGACCTTCACCCCTGCTACAAGTCCCGCCTCACTAGCGGCTTCCTTGATTGCTTCAGGTGTCAACTCTCCGTCATAGCCTTTGATGAAATACTTGGCCATTGGGGTTTCCATTGGGATTCCCGCTTTGGCGAAAGCAAGTTCACGTTTGGCTTGCGCGGCTTCTGCCTTTTCTTTACGAAGCTCTACAACCTCTTTTTCCAGGTCCCGAAGGTGTTTCCGGAGAGGATTCTTTTCAGCTGTTTGCTGATCCGTTTCCTCGTAATCGAAGTCTTGATCTTCCTGCATATGGCACTCTCCTTTTTGCCCACACCACGCTCAGAGGAAGCGTGATGGCTGCGTTTTGTTGACACCCCATGTAACGCTGTGAGTTGAGGGGGTTCCCTCACAGGTTCCTTCCTTTCGGAATCGTTAATAACTATACACAACTTTGCATAACTACAAATGGTATTCGTTATTGAAGTCCGACTACGCTCCCGCCTTGACCTGCGAACCCACCGCCACCGGCGAACTCTGCGGTGCGCCGTGCTTGGCGTTGACGGATGCGTTGTGCTGCTGCTCCGCTGGTTCCGAAGACTCCACCGATTTGTTCTTCACGGGTGATTTGATCTTCGCCTGGTGCGCCACGGAATAGTTCTTGCAAGTTTTGGATCGCCTCAAAACCGCCTTGTGCTTGCTGCTCAAGTCCAGCTTGGGCTAGGGCTTCGGCTTCTTGTGCGGTGAGGGCGATGTCGGCTTGTTGACGAGCCTGGTAGCCGATGAACGCTGCTGATGCTTTTTGAGATACGGCATCCATTGTGCGTTGTTCGTCTAGGAAGAAGGCTGCGATTTCGCCGTTGTTTAGACCGTAAAGGTTTTTGAGTTCTTCTACAACACCTGGTTCAGCGTTCATTACTCGGCGGTAACCTTGCTGGATTCGGGTGTCAAGTTCGTTAATGTTGATGTCTCGACCAATGAAGTTGGCTAGATCCTGTTGGCTGTCGTAGAAACCTACAGGCATACCGTTCCTTCGGAGTGTGTCTCGGTAATTGCGTTCATAGTCAACATACTGATTAGGTGACAGTTCAGGGAGTCCACGCCGGCGGCGTTCATCGTTGCCTGAAAACCGCTGCTTGTAGACAGGGTTATCTCGTAGGTAGGAGATGAAAACATCTTGGTTGACAAGAACGCTAGGGCCTTGCTGTTGAACTATTTGGTCAGCGTCAGCGAATAATCCTTCTAGTCCGAAGTATCGCAGGACAGCAAGCAGTTCTTGGTTGGCATAGGTTGTTGTTGTTTCAGCCATTATTGGTACATCCCAAATGATCGAGCCAACGTGAACGCGGCTTCCCGATAGGTGTTACGGGCGTTTTCGGTTTGTTGCCAATCAGGGGTTGACCGAATGTATTGCGCCCATTCTTGCATATTCATTTGACGGGGCTTCTTGGTTGCATCATCAACAAAGTTGAAAGCTGGTGCAAACTTTTCGTCAGAAAAATTGACTTCATCAGGTGTGATTTCTAGCAGGTTTGCCGCAATGTTGCGGTAAGACTCGGTTGCGCCACGGACTGTTTCGCCACGGTCAATGTTTTCGGTTAGACCGGAGTATTGCAGTTTGGCACGGGATTTCATCAGGTTGGTGAAGTCCTGTTCAGTCTTCTTACCCGAAAGGATTTGGCGGGTGAATTGGTTGAACTCTTGATCCGTTACGTCAATCATGTAGTCGTTGGCGATGTTGCGAATGTTTTGTAGAGCTGTGGCGTTGCTTAGTTCTTGTGAGCCGCCAGCCATTCCACCGGCTAGCCGGTCTTCTTTGATGGCTTCAGCACCGATGTGGTTGGCAACCTGGGTTTGTGTCCAGCCATATTTAACGCCATCGTTAGCAAGCTTGGTGATTGTGGCTTCGTCAAGACTTAAACCTAGTGTGCTTGCTTGGTTGCGTATTTCAGGTTTTAGTTTGTTGACCTGTTCTTGCAGGGCCGCTGGGTCGGTGGCTTGTAGACCCATGTAACTTCTAACGGATGCTGACGTGTTCTTCCACCATGAGGTGTTTCTGAGTTCGGCAGCGAAACGGTTGGGGGTGTAGCCCTGGGTTACGGCACGATCCATCAAGGCTTTGATTGACGGGTCGGTGTCGTAGAGCTGTGCAACCCATCCGAAACGGGTGTTAGCCGTGTCTAGCCATGCGGTACGGGCAAGGGATTTGAGATACCTTTGTGCTTCGGCAGACAGAACTATTGGTGCTGGTGCGGGTGCTGGTGCAGATCCACCGCCACCGCCGCCACCGCCACCCATCCCTGTTGTAGTTGTGCCTGTTGTGGTTGTGCCTGTTGTGGTTGTGCCTGTTGCTTGTCCTGCTATTAGTGCTTCGTAGTCAATAGCACCACCGATACCGGCTTGTGCCAACTGTGTGGCGTTAGCAGTAGAGGGTGCTGCTATTGGTGCGCCTGGAGTCGTAGGTGTTGTTGTTTTCTGACCACCGGACATTGCCTGTAAATAGCGGATTGCTTCAGCAGAAAGTTGACCCTGCCCAGCAGACAAGGTAGGTGCGGGTGTAGCAGGTCGCTGACCACGAGCAAGGGCTTCATAGTCGATGTTGCCACCAATGCCAGCCTGAGCTAATTGCTGTTGGTTGACAGTCGTGGGTGCCGAAACTGGACCTGGTTGTGATTCAGGGCTGACAGGGCGAGGGCTTGTAAAGTCCCCTGCAATAGCCATCTGAAAATACTCTTTAGAATCTTGAAGTACAGCAAACTTTTGCTCAAGAACAGCTCGAGCCTGATCCACCGCTGCGGCTTGTTCAGGGGTTTGAATCCATGTGTCCTGCCGTACTTTACGGAACTGACCTTGTACCCATTCCATTTTCCAATACCCTTGGTTTTGGGCGGTGACTAGATCGGCAAACGCTTGGTCATATTCTTCTTGTGCGGTTCGTTGTTCAGCAATACGAGTTTTAACAATGCCTTCAACCATTGAGTTTTTGAAGGTTGGCTCGCTAGCGACATATGCTTCTAAAGATTTTTCAAAGGTCTTGAGTTCTTTTTCGCCTTTTGCTACTTGCTTTTCAAGGGCTTCCCTATTTCTGACCGCTGTTTGCAATGCAGCCTGGTATTCGGCATTCGTGTAAACCGTTCCGTCTTTGCCAATGTAACGACCAGTTGTTGTTTGTGCTGCATCTCGGAGATTGTTCTCAACTGTTTTTGCGTCATCCAGTTCGGTGCGTAGCGCATTGACTTTGTTTTCGGATTCTTTGTAGGCGTTATTCCACCTGTCAATGGCTTCTTGTGGTGGACCGGACAGTTTGTAAGCTGGTTCGTACGCCATTACATCGCTCCGATCATCTGTGCGAGCTGGTCAGCAAAACTGAGATACTGCATAGCGTCAGCTTCACCCGCATACTGTTGCTGGATTTCACCCTCAGTGAACACATCTGCGCCAGGGGCCTGGGTCACGATAGATCCCATAGCCCGCTGTCCAGCAATCTGCTGCTGCTGATATGCGGCAACCAATTCATCTGCTTCGGTGTCCATAAGTTTGCGCCCAAGGATCTGCTGGCTGGTTTGTTGAACCACAGCCTTGATGTCAGATGGGTTAGATACCGTGTACTGCCGGCGACTGTAACCTGACTGTTGAACCACGTCAGGAAGTTTCGTGCCAAGTTGGGTGAACGCTTCAAACCATTCAACGCCCTGTGTGTTGGCGTACCACAGTAGGTCTGCAAATACGGAACGGTCTTTGTCTGAAAGCCCGTTGCCTGGGGTTGAGGATCCGTAGAAACCTTTTTGGTACAGGACATTCAGGACTGTGGTGCGGTTGGTGTCCGACAGGTTCGCAAGGAAAACTCCAGCATCTTTGGTGATGTCATAGAACGGTAACTGTTCCCCTGCTGCGGTGGTGATACCCGAATATGAAGGCGCGTAGGTTCCGCTAACCATCCGTGAAGGTGGGGTGTAGCCCGATGGGACACCCGTGTACGGTGTTGAACCGTAGTCGGTTGCCATTGGGATCGGGTTTGCAGAGGTGTAATCCCCAGGCTGATAATCCTCACCGGTATTAACATTAGACATCGGTTTCTACCTCTTGTGCGAACAGGCCGTCATAGATACGACTAAAGTTTGGCACTATTTTACTCAGTTGCGTGGCATACGAAACGAGATAGTCGCGTAGATCTGCGGTTGATTTTGATGTGATGCCAACCAAGCCTCGGCGTTGCGCTTCTCCGATTACTTGGTCACGGACATCAAGGTAGTTGCGGATTGCTCCAGCGATGTCGGTGTCGGCTACGGCAGAGTCATCTACAGCGGTGCGGAGTTCTGCGATGGTGTTAGCAAACTTGCCGGTATCAAAGCTTGCTGCGGCACCGAAACCTGGGAAGCGTTCTGCTAGAACGGCACGATATTCACGCAGGTATTGACGCTGGGCTTCGTTGGGGTAGGAACCAACTTGGCGTTGTACTGAACGGTAATAGGATGTGGCAACAATCTTTTCAGCTAGGGCTTTTGATTCTTCGGCTGTGATGCGTTCAATTCGACCAGTTATCAGGTTGCGTTGGTACACCTGGAAGTCAAAGTCGCTTCCGGTGTCAGCAAAGTAGCCACCAACATTCTTGAATCGTTCAAGGAAACGGGAGTTGTCGCCTTGGCGCTCCCATTCACCGAAGGCTGCCGATGATTGGATGCCACCGTAAACGGATCGGGATTTGCCAGCCATGTAGATGAAAGCGTCTTCCCCGAAAGCGTCTAGGAACCTTGGTACAGCGGTGTCGTAGTCTTCTTGGCGGAAGTCATAGAAGGCTTTGGATAGCTCTTTGACATAGACATCGCCTTCTTCAGTGGGGATAGTGAACTGTGGCACGGGTCGTGATGGACCAGTGAACTGTCCCAAGCCTCGAAGAATGGTGAGAGTTTTGGCTTTACCTATTGAATCTTGGTATAGCTGTTCCATTTCGTCAGGGTTTGTTGTGTCGTATTCCCCTGTTGCAATCAACGCTTGGTAGGTTTCCATGAACGTGTTGCCAAAAACGGTGTTTGAATCGGGATCATCTGTTAGTGCAGAGCGCAGTTTCTTAAACCATGCTGGTTCAAACGAACTACCTTTGAAATCTGTTTCGCCGTAGGGCAACAGGAATGACCTGATTTCGTCATATTTGGGGGAGTCGGGCAGGATTTTGGATGCCGCTACCTGAGCAAACGGTCCTAAACCTGGGCGGTAATCAAGGCCGATTGCGAAGCCTTTAACTGGTGCTGATAGGCCGACATCCAAACCTGCTCCACCACCGATAGAGGTGAGCGCACGGGTAAGGTAGTGGGACATTGGGTAACTGAACATCCATTCGCCTGTTACGGGATCGGTGTAGAAGAAACCTCGACCATCACCATCGGGGTCGGCTTCTCGCCCACCTTCAACAACAAGCTGGGTTTTGCGAATGTTTTTAAGGTTAGGCAACGGTCCAAAACCGGTGTTTGTTACATAGTGTCCTGCGAAACGCCTGAAGAACTCAACCTGTGCCTGGGCAAATGGCATGACAACTCGAGCAATGTCGGTGATGTTGTTACGTTCTGATGCGTCATAAAGCATGGATTTAAGGTCGTCTAGCGCGTTACCTTTGGCATAGAAGTCTGCATCTTTCAGGTTGAGCGACCCTGATAGTTTTTGTGGGTTTGCTTGTAGGTCAACGATCTTGTCCCACGTTTCTTTTGAACCTACCCAACGCCATTCATCGGTGCCTGTGCGTTGCGCTGCGGCACGAACATTCTGTATAAGCAGGTTCACGGAGCTTTCATCCAAAGATGGGGCTAGGTCACCAATCCATGAGTAGTAACGCTGACGGAAAGCCGGTGACCGTTCAAGCCATTTGGCTGGTTTGGTGTGCAAGAAACCAAAGATTGTGTCAGTTGTTTGATCCCAGCGTTGCAGAATTGTTGGGTCGGTGGCTGTTTCTTTGGCTCGCACTTCCCATGTGAGTTCTTGTGGGGATTTTGGGTCAAGACGAATAGCGTCATCTTGCAGGAAGTTGTCAAGCGTGTTGGATGCTTCACGGTTTTGGAAAGCAAACGGTGAAACAACGGCTTCGTTAGTTGCTGGATCTATTGAGACAACTCGAGCTTGACGTGTGCCACGACCTGATGCGGTTGGGATTTCTACAACATCGCCAGCCCGTGCGCCACGACCCAGCACCTTTGCGTCAATGATTTCATCAGGCATACGCCCACCAGCAACAATGTCTAAAAGTTGACGTGACCTTTGGTTTGTTGCCCTGACAAGTCGGGCTTCCACTGAGTCCAACAGAAGTGCCAGGTTGTTTTGATCTCTCAGATCTATCGCTTGACTGTGATATGAGCCTGTGGCTGGGTCA